TCAATCAGAAACCATTTCTTTCTTAAATGACTCGAAGCCTTTCTTATCAGACTGTGCCACACGTGCAGCTACGGCGTTATTGAAGATTCCCTGCTTATACAGCTTGTTTGCCGCCTTAACATAGCCTTGAAATGCACCATAGGTCATCTGCATGATTTCGCTATGCTGGTGACCCATCGATACCAGAAACTGGAATGAGTCGAACCAGGTAGAGTCAGTGGTTGGCTTTTTGATGCCACGCTTCGGTTTTTCGTATTTGAAATAAGTCTGATTGACCAGAAGCACTGCTTTAAGCAAATCTTTAAATCCCTGCTCATCAGCAGCGAGTTCGATTAGCGATTCATTATCCAGATCAGTGACGCATGCCATGGTCGAAATAACCTGCACACCATGAGCCTTGAATAGCCCTGTCAAAATCTCATCTGAATGATCTTTATCTTTGATGAAGTTCTTTAACGGCTCAGCATGCATTGCCCAAGTGTCGAAGTCTTTCATCTGGATCTGACGTACTTCAATGTCATTGATTTTGATGCTTCGATTTGTTGCTAGGAAAAAATCATTCATGATGGGATCTCAATATGAAGTATGGATATTAAAAAAATCCAACCTTTCGTTAATCAACTCAACAAAAAAACTGATTAGATAATAGTGCTTACATAATCCTGTATCTCTATAACGTCAGTCCCGAATATCTTACATATCCCGACATAGCGGATACATCATTCAATTAACCCTTTCTCTACACTGAAATTAAGTTTTAGAAACGTAGAGGAAATTCAGATGGAAAAGTATTCAAAGATTCTAATCCTGGCATTAATGGGATTTACCTGCACTGTAGCTATTGCATCAGAACCACCAATAGAAGCCACTGCCGCAGCTGAAGCACAACAGGTTGCTTTAGAGTATGCAAAGCAACAAGCAGAGACATCCGAGTCATCTGATGAATAAAGAAAAGCCCTCGATTGAGGGCTTCTATTTAGTTAAATGTTTGTCCTACCAAGTAAATGGTAGAGGATATAATTATTACAGCCAATATGATTAATAGCATCTCAATTTTAGTCATGACGATATTGTTCTTAATTTAGACTGAATATCCTTTATATTATTAATAAATGATAATTTGAATAACAAAAAATTCCAAAACATGAGGTATTAAAAAACCACTCCGGAGAGTGGTTATCTACTTGTACTTTTATCAGTGGCACAGAAGGTCATCAACAATAAAAACTTTCTTATCGATCCTACTTACAACTTCTTCAAGAAGCTTTTCATCATTTGATTCATATTTTATAAGTGTCTCGTCACCTGCACTTTTCACACTTACGTGTACAACGGGTATCTGGTCAATGTTGTCGAAATTTAGTTTATTCATTCTTCTCACCAATGCTTATAATTCTGCCTAAATTATAACATTGATAAAAAGTACAGGCACAAAAAAAGACGCATAGCGCCTGTGGAGTTCTTTGTGCCTGTATGGTTTATGGGTTTATGCAGCTACGCTAAAACGCTCAATATGACCAAATACACTTAGCTCTTCATCATTAGCTTTAGAGATATCTGCCAGTGCTTCACCTTCAATTGAATAAGATCCGAAGTCCTCATGAATTAGATCAAACTCGGTATCTGGCGAAAATTCGACGCGCCATAAAGTTAAGATCACCTTATCGCCTGTAACAGTATCAATGCCTTTAAACAGCAAGCGATATTCATTACCTAGGTTAGTTGCAATTGTAGTACGTGTCTTAGCACCGGCTTTGGCAGAAAACTTAACTGAACCAACAATAGCTTCATTAAAAATGACTGTGCCGTAAACAGCATCCAGTACATATTTATCTGAAGTGATGGCAACATCCGAGCTGTCTTTAAAATCCACTTCACTTAAATTACGATGTCCTAAGTCAATCATGGCGCCAGCTTCTACAGCACCCAGAGTAATATCAGTCAGCTGAGTTTCAGGGATTTCGATTGATTTGCCACTTAGGACCATTGCTAAGTTTTGCTTTGTTACTTCTTCAAGCATACCAGAGATAGCCACTGCAGTTTGTTTGCGTAGTACCGCATCCTTAGCACGGAGGCCGGTTTTACTTTCATAGTGATCCGTGGATTCACTAGAGATTGCAATCTGTAATTCCGGTGTATTACCAACGGGCAATAAGGCAGATGGCACACTATTAACCATCTTCGCCAAATGAAGCTCGCCTTGAAGCGAGATTAAATCTGATTTAGCCATTACTTTTCATCCCCTGTGGTTTTCTTGGCTGGAGCAGCGGCTTTAGCTTCAGGTACTTCCTGAATCACGCCATCTGCCACTAATTTTTTAATTTGAGCATCGTCCAGTCCGCCAACGACATCGCCCTTTTTAAAGCGACCGACAGGCTGCGTTGCCTTGTATTGTTTTGCCATGACTGGCTCCTAAATGAATTTTTGTGATTCAAAAATAATAGTGATGTATGCAAAGCCCGGACTATAACCATCTCGAACTGAAATAAATTCCAGCGCCGTACGTGATGCTTGAGGCTGCCAGCCTGACAGAAGTTGAATCACCTTCTCAGTCAAAAGCCCCGCTTCATCACTTACAGCACGTCCATCAGTCATCTGAGATTGAGCATTGCGGCATGCAACCGTAACCGCCCATTGCTGACCGATCTGATTGATACTTCCACGACCCGCACTGGCTTTCTTGTCGATACGAACAAAATTGACATGTGCAGATGGCGTGACTTGTGACATCTCTGTTACGCTGACTGAATTCAACGGCGTATAGATCTTTAGAAATTCAGGAATTTCTTTCAGCTTTTCTGCAATCTCATCACGTACCGCGAAGAAGGTGCTCATCTATAAAACTCCCAACAATATCCAAAACCATGACTTCATCTTCCGCATCAAGACCGAGTTGAGTCCGAGGTGGAATAATGGATTGCTTAACTTTCCGATATTGGCCACCCACTGCAAAGGTGATGTATTGGCCATTCTTGGGTAGGATTGTTGCGCCATAATGCAGATGGGGTGCATACGCAACATCTGTACCCACCTCCACACCGCTTGAAAGAACATTGTGTGTGTAGGAATTCATTAGGCGGCCAGTATCGCGCAGCGTCTCGCCACCCTGCATACGTGCACGCCATGAAATCTTCCACGGGTTACCATCCACACCAGTACCGGTTAAAAACCGATGCTGAATACTGTTGACCAGCCCAGCACCAATCTCATCAAACAACTGGTTCCTCAACGAATCAAAGTTACCCAATTGGTTCAGCACTGCTTCAATAGGTGAGCTATCAGCTTGAATGGTTATCGCAAAAGCCATAAACACCTCACTTCATGCTGGGCATCATGTCTAAAGTGGCATCACCAAATACACCACCGGTATACGAAGTACCGATTGGCGCTGTCGAAGGTCGCCCTTTGGGTTGGTCGTCGCTGATTTGGTTACTGGTATCTAGAATTGCCAGTGAGTTTTTACCATCACGCACACCCTTTAAGAAATCTATCGCCATCCTGTAACGGACTTCGGTAGCTTCAGGTGCTTCCTCGAAATAAAGTTTATAGCGAGCAATTTCACACACTATTCGCTTTAAATTATTAGGCACATTGGGCAAGGGTAATGGGTAACGTACTGCTAGATATCCGTCCACTTCCTCACAAGCATCTTGCAATGCTGTGTCTAATGGATCTGGAGCATCAGCAGGAAACATGAGCGCAAGGTTAAGTACGTTTTCACCAAATCGAGCGACTAAATCATCTTTAGTCGCATACATAGATCACCTATTTGGTTTCATCAGCAGGTTTTTCACCAGCTTTAGGTTTTGCGGCAGGTTTCACCTTTTCAAGTTCAGCCACTTTTGCCTTTAGCTCAGCAACTTCTTGATCAGCCTTGGCCTTGTCCGCAACTGCTGCCTGATTGGCTTCAGTTAAGGTTTTATTTGCTGCTGTTAACTCAGCATTGGACTTTTCAAGTTCAGCCAAGCGTGCGGCCGTGCCATCTGCCTTAGGCTCTTCCGGCTCTTGATATTCCTCAATAGCCCCAGATGCTAAAAGGGCCTGAAGTTGTTTAGCTTCAAGCCCTTTGATTTCCTGACCTGGACGAAAATGTCCGATCGATTGTTTTGCAATGTACTTCGACATGTATTACTCCTTAAACGAATCCACGACCGCCGACTAAACCGTTCTTGTTGTTTGGAACAGCAAGCGGAGATGATTCAGCAAGCATCTGAATACTTGAAGGGTTCTTTTCTTGCCACTGACCCAAATAGAATTCTAGAGCTTGGCCAAATGCCTCAACGTTTTGTAATGCACAATGTGCAATCCATCCATTCGCATCCGAAACAAGACCAAAAAAGTCTTCAGGAATAAAGCGATCAGAGGAGCCGCCCATATTGTGACTCACGTCATAAGTCCAGATTTCAATGTTATCCACTGTGCCACGGAATTGGGGCTTATCAGCTTGATCGAAAGTCGGAGTTAATGGAACACTGATACCAGCATACGGCGCAATGAACTTCTCCTTGAACTCTGGATCCTTGATTAAGGTGTTATATACCTTAGATGTGGTCAAGGCCATGATAGGTGATGTACCTGAGTGCTCGATAGACAAGTCAATCATGGCTTGAATATCTTTCACTGGAGTAGCACCAACCTGTCCCCATTTAATTAATGGTGCGTAGTTACAAGCTGGATTACGCTCATAGTCCACTTCGTACATCGGGAAGTCTGCAGAAGCAAAAGTAGTTTTACCGTAGAGAAGCACATCACGCGCAATTAATAGCTTTCGGTTTTCAATTGACTGACGAAGATATAAAGCCTTTTGAGCCTGATCAATCAGCAATAGATCCGCATCAGACAAACGATTTGAACCGGTCGCAATTACACCAAATTGACGTAAACGTGCAATAAGCGCTGTGTTCTGCACCTCACTTGGCATGACCGTCATCATAGGTTTCAGGTAAGCCGGCTTAACGAATTTCACGTTGCCAGATTCACCCACTTTAATTTGACGACCTGCTGCAGTTGGGGTAACAAACGGCGCAAGTGGAGTCGCTGTATTTAACTCACCAACTGGTACTTCTTTTTTAGTATATGAAACACGTTGTGGAAAGAAGCGATCCATCAACCAGGTATCAACTTTTTGAGTGGTATCTGTTAACAATAAAAGTTGTGGCACATCCAGCAATTCAACCGGTGCATTTTGAAATGTAAAAGTTTGACTCATGTCTTAGTTCCCCACAACTTTACGAAGTTCGATTTTGTTTTTAAATGCTTGTGCGCGTACAGCATCATATTGAGCGGTGGTCAGCGGCGTTCCATTCACTGTTACTACTGCAATATCAAATGCACCCTGTACATAGAGCGGCATTTCAAGATTATTTGCAGCATGGTAAGTAGCTTGCTCTGCTGTGAAATCTGATACAGCAATAGCATTCCAGTCACCCACCACACCCGTGGTAACTGCAGGATGATCAGCCACATTATTGACATCTACGTTAAGTAAATCGCCGCGCTTATATGCTGTAGCAGTTTTTACTTTGGCATTTTCTGTACGTACGCCATCACCGACCACTAGCTGTTTATTTTCAATAGTGCCTGTTAATACTTGGCTCATGATTTAGCTCCTTGTTGCTGCGCTGCCATAAACTGATTGAATGCCTGATCCAGAGCCGAGCCTTGTGGAGCTTGACCACCCTGCCCCGGATTGGCTTGATGAGTGAACAAGTGAGCAAATGCCGGATTCACACTTGGTGTTTGTTGTGTCTGTGGTGTAGCTGGTGGTTGCTGGCTACCTGCAGAAAATTGACGAAGTTGCTTAGCCGAGAATGCAAATGCAGAATCATCAAGCTTTTTCATTTCTTCAACATCTTCAGCGCTAAACTCTTTGCCCAGATCTTTACCCAGTGCACTGATTTCAGCTTCACGTTTTGCAGCTGCAAATTGTTTGTTTTGTTCGGTCAAAGCATCAACCTGATCTTGCAATGCTTTGGCTTTGGCTTGCGCCTGTTCTAATTCGGTCACGTTGGTGTCCTCTTTGGTTGGGTTTGGATTGGCTTTGCCCGAGAAGGCTTTGATTGATGTGTTGCGATCAGCACCGGTCGAGCAGATCGTAAATTCACGAATACGGTTTTGACGGAAGATGGTGATTGGGCCTTCAAACGACTGACCATTTACAGTGACCGTTTTGCCTTGAGACACTTCTTCAATCGATCCCGGATCAATCATCATCGACATCTGGAACGGGAAACCGTCATCAGAGTCCTGGACAATTTCCTGTGCTTTGGCGTTTGTAAGGAAATCACCTGATACATCAATCTTTCCGTTTGTATCCACGGTTTGAACGACACCAATTCGACTTGAGCCGAAGTGTTCTTCAAGTAAGGCTGTTGGCTTATCAATCTCAATCCCATCAAGATCAAAGACCACACCTGAGCGTCCCCAATACCAGTGACCATCTACACGACCACCGGCATAGGCAGTGCCTTTGAATTTTCGTTTTTGCCCTTCTTCGGCTTTCGGTACTTCGATTGCTGAGGCATTGAATAAATACTTCAGCCGTTCTTCATTTGGATCTGGCATTTTTCATGCTCCATAAAAAAACCGCCCAGAAGGCGGTCATATTCATTTTTAAATTAGTTCAACAAGGGCTTGAGTGTATAAACCATTTGCCCTTCAACCGTTTCAATCGAAACCACTTCAAAAGACAATCCCATCGGCATGAGAACGCCGTTGCCAGCATTCAGTGCATCCAGATCAATACCTAAACCTTTTGCATTCTCAATCTTGATTACGATATCTGAAGCTGTATCAACCATCAGCAACGGCGCATTCAATTGAACTGTCTGCCCCACCTGATAAGCCGATACTTGATTAAGTGTCGCAGCACCCACCACGGTTGAAGCTGTATTGCTTGCTACAGTCTGAATAGCTGCCATATCAGTACTCAGCCAGCGCTTAAGCACATCATCAGCCAGTGAGCTTGTAGCAGAGTTTAAATAACCAGACAGTGCGGCATCATTTCCTTGCACATAGTTCAAAAAGGTACGAATCGCACTTGGCCGAATGCTTGGATCAAGTGGCATTACTGTATTGGCCACCGTATCGAATAAGTCCCGAGTCTTATCATTCATCGGAGCAAACAGACTTGTGAGCTTTTTACTCGCCGTCCATTCTGCCCTGATAACCTCTTTCTGCTCGAGAAGATATTCTTTATCTAGACTTGAAGCACTGATCTTTTTATCAACCAGCGATTCTAGTTCACCAAACTGTAATGGATGAGAACTCCAGTCCAAAGCTTCAGCCACTTCTGGCAACTGAGCATCTGGCGTAATGCCGTATTTCAGTGCCTGTTTCTCAGTTAAGGCAATCACGGTGCACCGGCAACGAAAGCCTAAAGGTGGATAATGTGTCAGCCAGAATGGATGATCAATCGGCAGTACGATACGATTCAAAGCTAAATGAGCAGGACGCACTCGACTATCATTGATCGCTGAGTACATTAGGTACGAGCGCTTAGCCTTATTTCGTTGCTGTTGTTGCCACCGCCCATGACCGTACGCACTCTGGATGTTGGTACGAAATACATTGTCCAGGTAGTGCTTTGGCAGAATGATTTCAGATTCTTCAATGAGCTTCTGAAAATCTTTAAAAGTACCGCCGTCGGCAATCGATTTATTCACAGCCTTAATGACCGTCTCAATCTGTTCAAGACTCGATAGAAAGCTAACCGTGGTTGCCATCTGCCGGGTCTTTAGATCCATTGAATAGAACTCATCAGGTAGCACGATCTTTTTATTGTGAGCAAATCGAAGCGCCTCAAGGAATGTGACTGGTTGCATAGCTTACTTCCCATTTTGCGCCGTCACATATCCCAACACATCCGCAGCATACAAAGCTTGGTCCAGATTGGCCGTGAACTGTGTCTGAGTTGCACCAGGTATTAATTGCATCAGGTGATAAGCCAGACTTTCAGGACTATCAGACTTGAATACCAATTCCTTGACCTGAGCCGGTTTCAATAACTGCAATTCGCCTTGATCATCAGTCAGTTCTTCGACTTCCTGTTGTTCAGGTGAAAGCTTGTTGACTGAGGCCTTGAAGTTAAATGCCTGACGAGGTAAAGCACTGAATTGATTAAAACCCGCTTGCGCTGATCCCCCTAAGTCACCTTCTTGAAGTCCATATTCCCGCTGAAAATATTGTGGAGTAAGATTGGCACCTGCGTTTTTAAGATGGGCATCTCGTTCGGCCTGATCTTTATTAAGTGGTTTAGGCTTTTCCCCAAGCATTACTTCATAATCACCCCATCCATTCAGCTCACATAAAGCATTCACTACGGCTTGAAGGGTTGGAGTCACCAATCGAATGTCAGACTTGAGCTTATCCATCCGTACATTTTCGTGAACTTGGCCAAGGCTGTAACTCCCCTTTCCATCCGTTCCACTGGTAAGTGTCTGCCCTAGTACAACTTTCTGGATCTGGCGAATCAGCTGATTATTAAATGCCTCAAACGCTACACCTGCTGAACCGTTTGTTCCTGGGGCTGAAAGAATCTGAACATCATCATCTGCATCAATCGATAGTACACTTTGAGCATGGGCATTTAACAAAGCTCTACTCATATCATCAGTTTCAGTATCTTTACACTTACCCAGTAAAATTGGCGTTCCAAACCGTTCCAGAAATTTGGCCCAGAACTTGAAGCCATTTTGCTTGAAGAAGAACAACCAATACAGAGTAGCCAATAGCGCTTTACCATATGGCTGTTCGTATGTGGCTTTACGGCGTGTTAAAAAGAATTTAAAGACTTGATCCACTTCATGCTCAATACCGATGCCTTCTGGCCGATATATCAAACGACCATCATTCTTAGGCTCAAACCACTGCATTGGTTTTTCACCAATCCACTGGATACCCACATAACCTTCGGGCTTTAACTCATATACGGCTTCTTGAACTGAATAACCAAAGAACAGTGCATTCATGGCACCACTCGCAATTTCATGAAACCATTCTTTCAACACCAAATTCAGCATCTCAGCTTCTTTGGTATCACCCGGCTCAACTCTCAACGGCGTTGCTAATAATGCATCAATGCGGGTTTCAACTACTTGAGCAATCTCATCATCATCTAACAACACACGCAATTTATGACGAGTAATACCCGCTTTGCGCAGCACTTCATCCGTATCCGGCTGCTTGCCAAAGTTCACTAGAAACTGAGTGACTGCTTCTTGAGTGTATAAATTGCCGTAAGACAAAGCCTTCTTTGACGCTTTGCCCTTTTTAGACTTTGCCATGTTTTTTCCTTTTAATAGGTTCGACTACCTGCACCTGCAGGTTTTTTCCGTTTTCGCTCTCGGATATCACTAAAGCAAATCATGACGCCGTCTGCTCGGTTTGGAGACAAAGCCCCGTCCGGTTGCTTATTGACTAGGATTTTGCCTGCACCATTTTTTGTATAAGTGGGTTGCGATAACTCTCGCTTGAGCTGTTCAAGCTCCTGCTTGTTTATGTCTTTGGTAGAGAGCGAAATAAGATTGTCTGGGTCATATTGCATACCTTGTAAGGCTCGATAAGTATTCTGAAATCTTATACGCAGTGACCACCACATCTGAGCTTTAAGATTGGCAAAAAAGTCTACGTTTTTACGCGCCTCAACCATTTCCTGCTCAGGGTTATGAACTGCACCTGAGCCACGGAATGGATTGGCCTCGATCTCCGGTATCCCTTTAGATCGATTCTGCTCATTAATGACTCGGGCATCACCACGTACACCAGCACCAAGACCATCGGCATCGTAATAAAATGAGTTCAAACGTAGATCAAGACAAGCATCAATAGCTTTCTGAGTTGTGCCAAAGATGTCATCACCAACGCCTGACCAAGTATCCAAATACTGCAGTACGATGCCATGACGTGCGGCAAAAGAATTTTTATCCTTACCCTCATCTGCCACATCAAGCGCACCCATACGTTCGCCTGAAGGCTGAATATCCAAATCAAGATGAGCATCGACTGCAGCCTGAACCCATGCAGATGGAATCAACACACCTTCTACCGACGCGGCATAATCAATATCAACTTCTTGAGCTAGAACGATATCGTCTAGTGTGGCCAACTGTTTCTCATACCAAGGGTGAATTAGCTTGCCATTAAATTCGACCTGCCAATTCTTATCTGGGTTATCACGCCATGCCATCGTAAAAACGGCGTAACGACCACTAAAACGATCTTGGTGAAACTTGTCCCCAATACCATTTGGAGTGGATCCCTTGATGTGTACGTTGGTGTTTTGAGAAATTGCGGCGTCTACAGCTTCTTGTCTCTCTACAAATGCCCATTCATCCAGAAAATACATTGTGGTACGACCACCACGGCCAATGTTGTCACCAGCTTCACCAGTGACGGTTGCGCCGTTGTCCGGGTTAATGATTCGCATGTAGTTGTCATGCACTTTCTCAACAAAGCCTTTAGGCTTCATCCAGTCCGGTAACTTGGAAAACATATCTCTGAATTTGTGCAGTAACGTTTTTGGATCGCCTTTCTTATCAACCAGATCTTCTTTACGGCTACCGACGCCCCCAGCAAAGCCTTCAACGAATAACCACCGGTGCAAATAAAAGCCCAGGACTACATAGCTCATCCCTTCATCACGACTTTTTTCAATTAAGCCATGGGTCTGGGTACTTTCACGTTCAATCAGCCAATCTACGAGTTCAACCTGACCCGGACGCAAAACAAAAGGAATATTGGCCGGTAACCCGAAAGGCATGCCCCGTGGATCGTAAGTCCATACCCAGTGATTAAACCAATGAGCCGGATCACTCTTACATCTGTAGATTTCAGCCTCTCGACTTAGTTCATTCTGCTCTATCAGCATCCGGTAGTAATAACGCCGTTTCATTTCTTCAATGATTTCAGGCAGACGCGTATTGATCGTCCACTCTTTAATTAGTGGCGCTATATCTTCGATTGCATAAATCATAACTTGCCATTAATTGCTAAACGCGAAAGCTCTTGCGCGGATAGTCCGTTAAGCTCATCTGGTGTGAATTGATGTGTTGATTTAGTTTCTTGCTGAATTGGCCCGCCGTCTTTACCGGTAATCTCTATTTTCTTTTCATAGTGGCCTTTGACAATCTTCTGCATCTGATCAATCAGTTTGATTGCCATCACCACGTTACCTTTTTTTGAAACCAGCAAATCACTCAGTATCTGAAGCTGCACAATATCGTTAGCACCTTCAATGTTATAGATCGGCTGGGCAATGTATTGCTTACGTGCTTCATTAAATAGATCTACAAATTCCTGTGATAAGTCAGCACCAGCAACTTTGGTAGGATCATATGTCTCCACTTGTTGTGGAGAAACATCAACTCCTAATTTTACCTTGATGTCCTCTACTACTTGAGTGGGGGTCATAAACTGTGCAAGTGCTCGAACTATAAATACTTTTTCATGTTTTTTGAGTCTTGCCATAAATCACCATCCATCAAGGTACATCAAGGAAAGTGGGCAAAAAAATTAGCCGATAACACAATTCCCACAGCACGCGGCCATACTTTTTTCAGATACAAACGGCGCATTCTTAGCAATTTCCAGAAGTCGCTTAACAGACTCGTCTGCACCCCACCGTTTAACTTCACCAAAGAACACTTCAACATCATGGCCAGCCAGGTAATGCTTAGGCAATCCAGTCATATCGCTATAAATAATTTCGCCATCTTCATCACGCTCTACACCGATGTGATATAGCTCATGTTCAATCAAACGGCAAAACTCACGATCAGATGTTTGTTCACAAAAGGCAGCATCTACAGTGATCAGGTATTGAGGTACAAAGCCAAACCAGTCTCGCATCTGCTGTTCCTGACGTGCTTTCTTCCAGCCACCCTGGTTAAACATGACCTTTTCACACTGACCCAGCACCATACGTTTTTTCGCTACAGCGGCAGATGAAGCCCAGGCGAATGCAAGGAACTCTTCATTGTCGTGAAGTAGCTCAGCAATATGGTCGTGATCTGGGTTATGTAGTTCACCACCGAGAGTAAGCCAGTTATTCACGACCCATTCTTTAAGCTCTGGTGCCGGTGCCAAACGAATGGCTTCTTCTTCCTCAGCCTGATCAATCAGCTCCGTCGGCGGGAATGGTCTGAACTGTTCCATCTTCTAATCTCTCTAACTGACTTCGAATCCAGTTAATTGCATAACCCGATTCAATCTGATGAGGTTCAAGGCGCACAAATGTATAACCTTGATCTTCAGCAAGATCATACTTATTAAATGAATTCGCTATCTTTTTCCCACCACGACCAACCGCCCATGGACTGCCCACAATTTCTATAAGAAGGTTCAGCTTCACAATATAAAAATCAAACCGCCAATTTTTGGTTGATTCAAATTGAAACTTTCGACGATAACCAATGGCATGTTCTTCTAATTCTTGAAATAGGGTTTCTTCTGCTTCTAAGTATTTTTCTTTGGCTTTCGGTAGTGGCTTATTGCGGGGTTTGGTTTTGATTGGACGCTTCTTGGTTTTCCAGAAATATTCTTTTTCGTCCATATACACCCCTTGTATCAGCAATGTATCGAGAAGATATAAATTAAATACCTTGACTATTTAAATAGTGATACAGATCAATCTGGCGACCGGTTTATTATAAAAACCTTTGAAATATAAATAAGATATAAACATTTAAATCCTACATATATCTACACTTATCCCTCCAAATCATCCCATTGTAAGTGCTACTAGTATGTCACTCTGAATAGGTCGAATCTTCGGCAACAAAAATTGAGAAAACTATGTTAGTTAATACAAATACCGCTCAAAAAGCTTCTTTCAATCAATTTTCAAATAATGCTACTGAAAACAAGCCTAAATCAGAAAACCATACACAGAAGCCTACACAAGATAAACCCAATCAAAATGATACAACCTCCACTAAAGAGCAAGATGATCAAAAAGAAAATACAGATAAAAAGTAAATCATCGCTCAATCTTTTGATTAGTAAGAAAAGCCTATCTACCTGATGGGCTTTTTGAAATTTGAAATATCTATTCTACACAACACCACTTCAAATCATCCGGCACAGTTAAATGCACACCCAACTTCACCACAGCAAAGTCATGCACATAATTCAAATACTCGGTCATCTGCTTAACGCTTAATTTTGTAGTGCTGCAAAGTCTGATCACTTGCTCTGCAATCACCCGGTATTCTTCACACTCGTTCTGTTTAAGCACTGCAATCGCATTACAAGTCTCAGCAAACTCCTGATCATCACGACGATAGATATAAATCAGAAAGCGCTTCTTAAATTCGTAATGCAGCTGGTCTTTATGGGTGCCATTCTTCTTTTCGATTTGACCCAACCACATCCAATACAAGCGATTCTGTGCAGTGGATCTATCATCCTGTTTCTGATCAATCACCACCCTTAACGGCTTACCTTCATTAATCGCCTGGGTGTAGTTCGTATGCATGTAGTTAATGGCTTTGGTGATGTCGGCATGACTCTGGATAGGAAACACGGCTTTTTGCATTTCCTGCTCCCAATAAAAAACCACCCGAGGGTGGCTTGTATTAAAACTTTAAATCTTTGCTTTGTTGATACCTCTGATATGACTTAATAGCCTCAGAAGGTATTTGAAAATTTAAGAAAGATCTATCGGGTGCGATTCTGCGAGCACCTTGTGCTTCTGGTCTATCTACAACAGTAAGTTTCTTAATAATTACTGGATAACTTGTACCATCATATTCTTTTAAAGCTTTTTTCATATCTGAATGATCACAATATAAAACGTCTTCTTGCATATTATTCGCAGGGATCATCACACATCCAGCAATAATAGATGGAACACCATTAGTTGAATTTGGATCTTTTAATATTTCTTCCCATGTTTGGAAATTCAAAAATATTATCTCGGGTTCCGCATCATATTTTTTCTCATATTCTTCTCTTAGATTGTAAATTTTAGATTGAATACTCATTGTTATTTCTCTTGAAAATTTTCAATCACTATATCAAAAAACAACCTGATCTTTAAGATTCAAAATACGATTCACTCTCACCAACCACTTCTCAAACATCGCTTCACTTTCTTCACGATTACCCAATTCAAAACGATCGAATGCAGCATGGCATTTAAAACAAAGGGGAATTACAAATAGGTCAGAACTTTTGATTCCTCTACCCTTACCATGCTTAGCACTATTTGAATGAGCTGCCTGGCTATTGGGATTACCGCATCGGATGCATGGCAGCTTTCTGATTGCTGCGAGTCTTTTGGGGTTGCGCTTCATAGAGATTGATTCTGATGTTTCTTGCACGCTCTCGATGTCGTTTAAGCTTTTCATCAACATTCACCATCTCTTTAGCAGTCATCATGCTGCGTGACAGGCTGAGTAAAATATCAATCTGGTCGCAATGTTCTTTTAATTCCCTTTGTGCAGATACTATGTCCATACGTCACCCTATATCTGGTAACTCAACCGTCTGCCCAGCTAATTTATGTTTGCTATCACTGCAATATTGAATAAACCCATCTGCAATGAAGTAATGGCACTTACCAATGATGTTTATGATTGGGCTAAAGGTTGGCTTATCTACATCACCATTAAAGGTCCACTGCTGACCATTCTTAAATGGCTCATCAACTGCTATGAAATGAAGCTCATTACAACCCGGGCATTTGTGTTCATACCAGCCATCAAAGTTTTGAACTTTCATATTCACCACCAATAAGAAAAGAAAAACCCCTCAACATCTAGAATGCGAGGGGTTTTGTTTGCCGTAATACGTCCGGCTATTTAAGGTTTCGATTAAAGCGTATTGTTTGTGTATAATTTACGTTAATAATAACTTAATAATTATGTTAATTTGATCACCCCTTATTCTCCGAATGCCTACCCCATCATGAAAATATCTTTTCTTTATTCCGTATTAGGCATTTTTATTTGCGTATCTGTTGCTTGTTTAGTATTAGCAACAATTTCACATGACATATTCTTTTTAGAAATTTTGGGGCTTCTAGCCTTGTCAGCAGTTTTAGTGGGTTTAGAAATCAAGGATAAGAAATACGATCCTTTTAATTTGTAATAAAACACAGGCGATATATTCTTATTCAGACCCCATTTCTTAATGGGGTTTTTGCTATTCAACTTCTTTCAAACAATCCCGACACACCTTGATTTCTTCATCATCAACCGTGTAATCGATCTCAGTCACACTATGTAGGCCAAATAAACAGAATATGAATTGGAGCATGCTTTTCTCCGAGCAAAAAAAACCCACTTACTCGTTCAAATAAGCGGGTTAGCAGTTGAAAGCCTTCAGTATAGTTTTTACAAGGTCATTACTCTCTGGATTGATTAAACTATAGCAATTATTTTTAGACCGAAAAGTATAAAATTATTGGCGTAATATTTCACAAGGTATTTTTAAGTTACTTTTCTTTTCACGTAATAAATCCTAAGCAATAAAAAAGCCCATCCAATGATGAGCTTTTTATATAATCTTAGCAATTACCTTTCTTTGCCTGTCCTGGCGGACAGAAGCGACCATTATCATGACGACCATCAGGATCTACAATTATGCTGCCTCCTGGCGTACGTACAGCACAAGCCGTTAAACTCAAACTACCTAGTACTAAAAATACCAATAGAATATTTTTCATAACAACTCCTTTCTAGAAAAACAAAAGTAAAATTATTCCCTTAGTTTTTCTACTCTTAAATTGTTATTAACAACCTCTTTTTATCCCCGAAACATCACTGACCGAGCTTTTGTTGCTATATCAGGTGGCGGCACTAATTTAAAAACCACTAGAAATTAATGAAACCGCCATAATGTAAAAAGCCCTCTTCGTGGGGCAAAACGCTACTCACCAATCCATCATCTCGAAATGAGCTATCAATCTGATTTTCTGGCTTTCAACCTAATTAGGCGGAGGGTCACCCCAACTCTGTAATTTACTCTGAGGCTCACTCAATACATGACGAAATCGTACTGGATTCAAACTATTTATACGGCTGGTTTCTGCATCACACCTTTTGCGCTAATAGCCGAACAATTTAATGCACAGCGTCACAAACCCGAATTACCTAGTGGCTGACGTTATTTCATAAGATCACCAATTATTCAGGTCTATTTCACGCAATAAAAAAAGTCCGGTCAACCTAATGACTAGACTTATATTTTTTGATTCAGTTATTCAATTTCTTTAAAGCCATCATGGCATTCTTTTTTAGCATCAACACCGATCTCAGTCACACCATGAAGGCCAAATAAACAGAATATGGATTGGAACATACTTTTCTATTAATATTAAAATCCCCACTTGAAAGTGGGGGGCATAATAGCTTTTAGGGAATAAACAAATACTTCTTCATTGCCAGTACATGATCAGCTTTGAAGAACCTCTAACTCAAAACCGTCATCAATCATTTTATTAATACTGGGTGTCAGTGCCTCGACCCACTCTCCTTTGCTCCAAACCTTCAATACTCCATTTTCCTCCTTGTAGTAAACATGGTTTAGAAATGAGATATGATGAATAACCTGGGTTCCATTTGGTATATTTCTCATACAAACCTCCAGAGCTTTTGTTGTAATTTCACTCTATCAGAATATTATGTTTTTTCATTATATATGCTTGTATCAATTCACTATTAAATGTGACCTATCAAACAATATAGCAACACATGACATAAGAAAAATATAGGCAAAAAAATACCTCCTTTGGGAAAAGGAGGCTGAAATTAGAAAGAAACTACAGCTATAGAATCTAGGTGCTCATTCTATCCGAGTTTATTTTTTAATCAAGAGTAAAAATCATTTTATTTATTCAATAAAAAACCCGCTTACCTTTGCCAAATAAGCGGGTCGTTACAACAGTCATCTTCTTCGTATTACTGCGTCTTCTTTAAGGGCGCCTAAAAAATATAGCACTATTAATCTTAAAATAAAGTATAGAGAATATTAAGAAATTGTTTTTCATTGTCTAATTTTGGTTGCTTTTCTTACTAGGCAATAAATTTTAAACAATAAAAAATCCCCCAAAGGAGACTTACTTAGCACATCCGATTACTTAATTTCTGAGTCTTCAAAATTTTCAGGAAGATTTAAATTGATTTTAAAATTTCCAACTTGATCAGCGTTCCCCCAATCCCCATAGATAAGTGCCTTTACTTCAATTCCAGTATCTTCGTATAAATCATTATCTTTTAAAATCTTCAGAAACTTTTCAGCATCTTCATCACTTAAATAACCAACTTGAATATCATTTACAATCACCATAATAGCATAGGTATATTCTGTGTTTGTGGTATCCATGATCAGAAGAGCATTAACGACTTTACTCACAGAATCTTCAAGTTCTGGACCAACTATTTCAATTATGGGGTGTTGGAAGTTAATTGCACCGGAAATCTGATGACTAAACTTATTTTTAGTCATCTCTTTGAATTTTCCACCAGACTTCTTGTGGGTAGGTTTAACCATTACAAATATTGTTATAAAAAGGATAATAACAATAAGAAAAATTAGTTCCATGACTCATGCTCTTTCACATGGGAAAGATAACAACACCTTAACACGAAAGGGCTTACATTCTTTGAGTCTTGAACCACCATCACAATTTATTTAATTCAGAAGACAAATACTCAACGAACTGCTTTTTGTCCCCTATTTCAGGCATATCAAATACCCAATAACATGTAGATCTAGACCTGCATTTAAATATGACAGTCAAGGTATTGATTTCAATGAATGCATCTTCATCCCTGAGTTCTGCAAATAATCGCAGCGCTATTGAAAAAAACTTTAGCTTATTGACTATTTCATATTTTGATGGCTCATACTCCTTTAGAGTTTCATCATAAATAAAGTCAAAGATCTCTTGGACCATAGCAATGTCCAACGGTTTAACTTCGACTAATGAAGATAAATGAACAATTACCATTACGATGTACAAAAAATGTATTGTAGCTCGTTCTAATTTTTAGAAGTTCATAGATACAAAAAAGCTCACCTTTCGATGAGCTCTCTTTAAATATCTTATAGTTTACTTAATTGGCAAGACATATAGGCCAGATATAATTTCCTGTCTTTAAAATCAGGTATTGTGAAAACCGAGAAATCATAACTCTTACATCTAAACTTAAATTTTACATTCACAGCTTTAACTTCAACAATTGCATCCTCATTCTGCATCTCTGCAAAAAGCTTTAGGACAAGAGCTAAAAATCTTAATCTATCAACCGCCTTGTATCTGGAGGGCTGATATAAACGCAAAGCTTCATCATATAAAAGCTCGCACCATCCATCCCTATCTTCAGCATCCATTAGCGCTCATTTAATTATTTAAAATAGATAGCGGAGCTGACTTATACCATAGTGGATACTATTAAACTGCTTTTGAGCTATATATAAAAATAATAGGCTCTTAAATAACAAAAAGCCCACCATTTGGCGAGCTTTCGTTTCTATATCAATTTATTCTTTTAAGCACTTTACTTCAAGCTGGTATTCATCTTGAGTAACCTTGATCTTAATATTCTTATATTTTCGCTTATTCGGATCCATTGCAGAGCCGGCCACTTCCTCAAAAAAGCTACGATCATTCATTAGCTCGCCATATGCTTTATAGCCTAACAAAATCTTTTCAGGTTTTTTACCTTCGCTTACCAATTCATCAAGAGTATCTTCTATTTTTTTAACAGTTAGAATTGCCATGTCAATTAGGACTCAAAAACAGAGAAGTTATTATTGCTTAACTTTATGAACAAACAATGGCAAAAAAGCCCGCCACTTGGCGAGCTTTATTAACTTAGTGCATCACGTACACTTCGGTCACTATAACAGAAATATGCCATATCTCGTTTAAACGGTCAATTACTTTTGAGTGGGTATTGATTGCCTATATGAAATGATGGCTTCGAACTTGTTATATGTATCATTTCTGAATACCTGAAATTGCAGAAGTTCTCCTTCATAATCCTTAATAAATTTATTAATATTATTTTCAATTTCTAACAAATCTTTGCCCTCTATAGCCTTTACCAAATTCATCTCTCATTCCATTCTTAAAAAATTATATTTACCAGCAAGATAGAATCTAGCACACCCCACTACGATATTCACTTGACCTTTTGACTGGTTTGTAATCATTGCTACCGCACTTAAGCTACGATTCTCTACCTTATGCTTGACCAAACACATCACGGCATACTTGGCCGCATAATCCACCGCATCAGATCTAAAAATACCTCTTAGCAACTCCTGTATTTGATCTGCTTCAAAGTCACTGATCTCGCACTTGATATAGCATTTAAAGTTACGCGGAGTTTTATCAGCCTCACGGATCAACCAATAAATTTGATTTACATGTAACCCATCTGGCAAATCTCCGCCCTTCATCCGAACGGTTTCACACCATGCCCCAAACTGTTCCAACCACCCATCAATGTTGTACTTCGCCCAATCCATTACTTCTGCCTTTACCGCTGCATTCATCCTAAATCCCCTACCATCTTCTCTATCTGCTGGATCGCGTGACCTGACTTCACTTGATCTGTACTAAACCGTATTACTTGAAAGCCCATCATTGTTGCTGCGTTATATTTTTCTAAATCACCTAAGTACCCTTTACCCCTTGTGTGCCTGCCACCGGTCCAGATCCCACCTTCAACCTCAACCAGTATCTTTTTTCCTACCAGGTGGAAATCAGCTCTCCATTTCCGCTTTGGGTGAAACTCAAATTCCTGCTCAAACTCAATTTTTAAAGTTTTGAGTTCTCTGGCTAGTTTCGCTTCAAACTCATTCGGTGTTTTTTCGCCTTTCACCTTAGGACGCTTGGAGCGCCCTTTCGGTCTGGTGGCTTTCACTATCTTTTTGTATTCAGCGATTGAGTAGCTGGTCATTCACACCACATCCTCAAAACGACGGCGCGAATTGCCATGAAAATAAACATCAATGTTTTGTTTAGATCCTTCATACGGCAATTTCACCCTTTACATTCATAATGTCTTTGGCATATGCAGTTGCACGGTAATGACTCTCTGATACACGCTCCAAATAACCACCTTTGACATGCTCCTGAAGCAGGCTGTAAATAGTGGTTCTATGGAAATCAAAAACAGCTTCTTGCACGTCCTTCACTGAAAATGGCGTAGTGGCATAACAAGCAAAAAGCATCAAACTCATCTGATCTTCAAAGCTAACTTTCCTATGGATTTTTGACTGATCATCAGAATCAATTTGCTTAATCTCGCCACCATTTTTCAAAAATTCTTCAATTGTTGTATTCACACCCCACCCCCTACACGCCGATCCATCCAATTGCACTCAACCACAGCCAATCCGTCATGCTGGCACCGGGACCATAGTCGATCACCCAAATCAGTCGCCAAATCATCCTTGGTCATATTTGAAATCAGCATGGTCGGCTTACCTGCGTCATAACGCGCATATAAAACCTTGTGAACCAGTTGCAGGCGGTTTTCATGGCGATCATGCAATCCATATTCATCCAGAATCAGAAGGTCATAATCGGTATAGCGCCAGATTGCGTTGGCTTCGTTGTCATCGGCTTTTTTCCAAGCATTGGCAATCTCATTAGCCATATCTTCAGAAGTGACGTAGCGGGCGTATTTACGCGCCTCCAGAACGTTGCGAGCGACTGCGCATGCCAAATGGGTTTTTCCAGTACCAGTACGACCCACCATAATCAGATTGCGAGTGATGCCTTCCAGAAAGTCTTTAGTGAATTTCACACACTGAGCTTTGGCATGTTTCTGGCCGTCGTTAGTGGTGATGTATTCCTTAAAACCACTGTTTGCATGACGACCTGGTAACTTCGCGCCTTCAAAATGCTTTTCACGAACCATCTGATTGACAGAGGCTGCATGATCCTGATGGGCCTGATTTAAGATTTCAGATGCACACTGTTTGCAAATCGACTGGTTACCCAGTTGAACTTTTTGCATCTGGTGGCGGTCACAGTATTCAGAGCTGATCTGAATTTTTGAACCAAGTAGAGCTGCTGCATTCATACTAAGCCCTCCAAGTCGATGTCATCGGTTGCGGGTGCGTATTGTTGAACCTGGCCCCAGTTTTGATTTACGTTGCGGTTGTTTTGGGCGGGTGCTGCAGAGTGTGAATTTTGTTTTTGAGTGTATTTACGTTTGATCCACTTCACGAAGTTTGAATACATTTGGGTGTCTGTGATCAAGCCTGCGTTCAAACGTGGTTCGTAGTGAGCATTCACTTCAAGTAAAATCTGATTCACCAGTTCTTGGGTCATCGGAGTTTCACCTGATCGCTGTAACCAAGAATTCAGAGAATGTAAATCTGGCGTCCAAAGTTTTAGAACCTGATCAACTGAATTTTCTTGCGTGTTTTTCTCTTTAAAGTTTTCTTTAAATATTTCTTTAAGTGTTTCTTTAATAGTGCCCCGTTCAACGGTACTAGTCCCGTCACCTTTCGCGGTACTAGTCCCATCACCTTTCGCGGTACTAGTCCCATCACCTTTAAGGGTACTACCTTCATTTGGTACTAGTCCCTTTTCGCGGTACTGGTCAGGAGTGAATAAATATTCATTCAAACAGCCTGTTGTTCTTTCAACTTTGATCAAGCCAAGCTCTTCCAGATCACGAATACATGACATAACCGTATCGCGTTTTTTGATGCCGCAATATTTTTGAAATTGAGTAATAGCAATTGGGTGGGATGCGCGGTCAAATCCAATGGTTTGACGCATAACGAACATTAAACACTTAAATGCCTTATCGTTCAGTTGAGCCATAATCTGGCTATCAATTAACGTGTTAGGCATCCTGGTGTAGCGCTCTTCTTTATTCGACATAGCTTTGCGCTCATTTTTTGGAAAATGAACTACTTGCCCTTGAGGTATTGGTGGTTCATGTGCTAGATTTGATTTCATATTCATTGGTTCCAATCATTAATGAATTGAATAAGCCTGATCTCAGAAATCAGGCTTTTTCTTTTTGGGTGAATTTATGCATTTGCTTGCTTAAAGCCATATCTGCCGCTTTAGCATTTTCAATAATGCGATTAAGAATTTCGCTCGCTTCCGCATATTCGTGTGGCGTCACCATGCCATCTTCTAAGACCTCATAAACCTTTTGATTGGCTTTTCCAGTTTCAGAATTCATTTGAAGTAATGCCTCTACGATAGTCATCTGACGATGTGTACCTTCTCCACCTGCAGGCATGAGAACAAAACCAAGCATGTGCGCCCAAACTTTTAGAACTACCGGGTTTTGAGTCATAAGCATGATCGCTTCAAACTTCTTAAGACTTGGATCGTGGTTTTCCATATTTGGATTACCGTAGTTGCAAATCGTCTTATGAGCATCACCAGTAACTTGCGCAATATCCTTTGGATCAAATCCTTCAGACTGATTAATCATCTGGTGAATCGCTATTCTTGTCTCTTTCTTTAGAATCATGTGAATACCTGTTTTTGTTCACGTTTCTTTAAAAATATTGCTGGTTAATAATTGGTTTAAGCAGCAACGGTATGATGTTTGGGGTTAGCCTTATCCATAAGCCAATCGGTAGTGATAAGACCATTACTGTTACTAGCTAATGTTTGTGCATAGCTTGTTTCCCCTGTGTAGTCTGTTCTAGGAAGCGATCCCTTCTCTTCCATTTTCCGAACCGCAACATAGGAGATTCCTAGTAGGTTTGCGGCTTTTGTTCGCCCACCTACAGCATTAATTGCTCTTTGCATCGGGTTCATAATTTAAACCTTAATTAAACCAAATAAATTAATTAAATTAATCCATCAGTTACATAATAATGCAACCTATGGTTGATTCCTTTTAGTCGTTTTTTACTTGATAATTTAACCAAAGGTTAAAGTGTGTAGATATGGAAACTATTGCTGATCGCTTACAGAAGGCATTAACTGCCAAAAAACTTTCATGGTCGAAAGCGTCAACCATGATCGGGCTGAGCCCGCAAGCGCCTTCAAAATGGAAAAAAGGCCAGATCAGCAAAGAGACTTTGGAAAAATTAGCAGAGGTGCTTGAGGTTGATATTGGCTGGCTGATGGCTGGAGGTGGTTCTTCAAATACAGCTCCTAAAACCACTGGTGTTTCAGGTGCTGTAAGTGAAGAATTTGGAAATGTGAAACCTACAGGGAAAATATTAAGGAAGATACCAGTGCTGGATTTTGTTCAGGCGGGCATGTGGAGAGAAGTTGTATACGATGGAGTTCATCCCAAGGGTGAAACATATACTTCTTATGAGGGAATAAATCCTAAAGCTGTGTTTTCACTCACTATTGATGGAATGAGCATGGCTCCTGAGTTCATGCCAGGCGATGCAATTGTAGTTGATGCTGCAAAAACGCCTGTTCCAGGTTCTTTGGTAGTTGCTCAAGAGATACAGCAAGGCACTGCCCTAACTACATTTAAGAAATATCGTGTAATTGGGGTGAATGAACATGGGGTGGATATCATTGAGTTAGTGCCATTAAACCCTGATTTTCCAACTTATAATTCAATGCAAATAGAGATTTCAATTATTGGTGTGGTTGTTCAACACCATAGAGAATTTAAGTACTAAAAGAAGTAAGTCACCAGTGACCAAAAAGCCGCTATATGCGGCTTGTAACAAAGAAGCACCCAATAAAGAAAAACTCTTTAAGAGGAAAGCATAATGATCGCAACACTCAACAAATCTAAAACTGCGCTAACGATTAATCGTCAAGAGTTTAAGTTGGCATTAGGTAAAATCGGTGAAGGGATTGATAAGCAAATAGCTTCGCTTAAGAAGGCCAAGCAAAGCTATGACGCTGCTGAAATAGCACGTGAGGTCATTAGTGAGGCAAATATCTTTGAAGCTATTATTGAAGGCTTTAACGAAGCAGAAGAGACGAATTTAAAGTTGGCGGACATAACCAATCTTGAAGTGGCACAAGGATGGATAGATGAGTTTTTAGAAAAGTATTCTGCTCTATAAACCCCAAATCAATTTTTACTGGTTGGCTAAATAAAAAAGCCTATATGCGGCTTGAGGTTATTTGAAAGTTAATGTGCTGTGATCCTTCGGAGAGTGAGGCGCGACATGCAAAAAATTGAAGTCAATTCCCGCAATATTAGCCATGTGTTTTATCAGCACTTCTTATTAACGGTAGTACTTAGGACTGGTGAACGGTTTATTTACAAGCTTTTGGAGGCAAGTACCTTCAGGGGTTTTGTTGATTCAGCAGACAAAGACAAATTTTATAAAAGCCATATTGAAACGAACAAGAAATTTAAACGAATTCAGCTTTTTGGATAAGTAGCAATAACCTGAACATAGTTGTTTATATAAGCAGTATTACAAAGTGGATGACAAGCAATGATTTCAAAAATACTAATTCTTTTGATTGCACTACTACATGTTTACATTTTGATTTTGGAAATGTTTTTATGGCAGACACCCAAAGGATTGAAAGCCTTTGGTAATACGCCGGAAAAGGCTCAAATAACTAAACCACTCGCACAAAATATGGGTCTCTATAATGGTTTTTTAGCTGCTGGCCTATTGTGGGCTGCTATTGCTCCGGCCGAACTTCATCAGAGTTTAGCCTATTTTTTTCTTGGCTGTGTTTTGGTTGCTGGTGTGTACGGTTCAATCACAGCAAGTCGAAAAATCATATTCATACAAGCCGTTCCTGCTCTAATAGCAATAATATCGGTAGTTTTGGGTTATTAAAACTGCGAACCCGACGCAGCACATTGATCGGGAAATATGAAAATTATTCAGGGGGTTATGATGGCAATAGCAAAATTACGTGCATTTGAAATAATTAATTCAGATTTAAACAAGAAACAATCTGATTTAGGGGATAAATTAAGAGCTAACTTAAAAAACTCCACTGCTGTTCATGAGAGACGCATGCTTCTCAATGCGGAAGATCCACAAAAAGAAGAGGATTTAATATCTGACTTTGCAAAAAATAGCTCTGCTGGAGATCCTATTTTCTGTACCATGCTAAGAGTGGCCTTGGGGAATAATGTTCAACATATTGATGGAACATTATTTTCCCAGAAGCATTTCACAATTGCCGACTTAAACAGTAGTGTAGTAAATGCTGAGGCGATCTATAAAAATCATTATTATTTTGCGGTAAACAATAATTTCCTTATAACAAATATGCCAGGTAACTTAACAATTACCCGCTTACAGACTTATCTGAATTGGCTGCTAAACGATCTTTATGAGGTCAACCCCTTAGTGGCTGAAGATGCAATGCCTGAGCTATCAGATATTAAGGATATTGTTGTAAAAGATCCATTTGCTGGCGGATCCACCCCCTCGTCTGACTCAAAACCAACATTTGGAAAATCATTCAATATAGGTAAAGCGGCTATAGATATGGTTAGGCATGCCTTAAATGACACAAAAGACATTTCTGACCATCAATTAGAGCAGATGATTTCAGCAAAACTTGTTATTGAGTTTAAAAAGCCCAAAAAGGATGATGGTGAGCAAATCAAGAGGGCTTTTGGCGCACTACTAAAACCTGTATCCGACTTGGATAACTTCGAATTTATGACCAGGAATAACAAAAAAATTGTTAAAGGGAAAAAATTATTAAGAGTAAAAGAGGTTACTATAGAAACTACAGACTCAAACTTGTTAAATGAGGCACAATTATCACAAGAGATGAGTAGGTTTATTAGAGAATTGGAATATGAACGTCAAAAAGCTGCTGGGTAATATTATATTATTCTTGGTAATCTCTATTGCCATGGCTTCTTTTGCTTCAAAACCTCCCGATTCCTCCCTCTTGAACACTATTTATACCGTTTCTGGAATTATGTTTTCAATTGGTATGGGTGTTTTGTGTACCTTGAATCCAGATAGGATAAAAAATGATGCTTTTTATAAAGCAATTAAGTCTAATTTGTTAGAGGTTAGAAATTCGTATTTAGTATATTTTTTTATAATATCTGGTATGTATTTACTCTATCAAATTTTTCCAGATGCTGGCCTTGTCGTTAAATTAAGCAAGGTATCAATAGTTTTTAATCTTGCTTTTGCCGCCATGTTTTTAAACATTCTAGGTATTTTATATTTCATTTCAAATTTTATGGCGATACAAAAATTAGGGTTTAATATTTCTGACCGGACAAGAGGTCTAGATTAAATCCCTAATCTAATTACTCCAAACAACCCACCCTGTGTGGGTTTTCTTTTCCCTAAACTTGCTTATAATTCAAACTCCAATAACAATAAACCTATAACTATGAAATACATCACACTTACCACCCTACTCTTATCTTTGACTTTTACCGGCTGCCAGAAGCAACCAGATGAAGGTGTAGATCCAATTGCCACCGCTACAGCTTTTGAGAACTCAGATAATATTCTTAGTAAATACATAGAAAAGTTAGGCTCAGAGTTCACCACACAAGATGTGCGAATTAAAATTTTATGCAGAGACTACCCGCGCGAATATGAAAAAAACTATATGCCTAACTTGTTGAAGCTATCACCCGGTGAATACTCTGAAGTTGCACTTCTGGCTGATATGGATTTGGTTTTGGATCACTACAAAGAGAAAGATGCTATTCAGTGCTAAAGCTTTCTTACTTCTGAAATATTAAATCTTTATATTGGACTTAAGACCTCTCATGACCGGATCTGTAATAACAAAGTAAAGCATCACTAACCCGCTATCCGCGGCTTTTTCTTTATGTAAGGTAAGTGTAACCTTGTCTTTAAAGGTTACATTATAACAATTAGTATAAAGATACCTATGATTCATAAATAGAAAGGTAAGTCTCAATGAAATATTTGTTAGGCGCAGCATTGTTAGGATTAGTGATTACTGGCTGTACTTCAAATCCAAAAAACGAAGTGGTACAAGAAAAAGTTGTGAGCAATACTCCAGCTGAAACTCAGGTAATTAATTTTACTGGTCCAATGGATCTTACAGTTGAATTGAAATCTTCAGATAATTTTGAAACTGCAGAAATGACAGATAATTCTGGCAAGGTTTATCACCTTAAACGAGCTATTTCAGGAAGTGGTATGCGTTTGGCCAATGATGACGGCGTTTCAATTCACTTCAAAGCTGGTGAAGGTATTGTAGAGTTTATGAAAGACAAACCTATCAGTATTACTGAATACAAAAAATAAGATTATTGTTGCAGGATAACCCACCCCAGTGGTGGGTTATCTTTTTATTATATGAAGTAATATTCCTATTTATTAGCCGATGGAATTTCTAAAAATTTTAAGTAAAGTGAGTTAAATTTTTGAATAATTAGTGAGCTAATCAGTTTAAAATTATAATATATGACGCTGTAGTCTAAAAATTGTTTTTTTTCACATCTCTCTTAGTACAAACATCGGACTAACTTAATGAATAATATTAACTTTAAGAATTTCGAAGAGGCTGGCCAAGCCATTTTAAAATTCTTATCTCAACGATTTGGATTTAAGTTATGGATGATTACCCGTACCGAAGGTGATGACTGGATCGTGTTACTAAGTGAAGATAATGGCTATAACGTTAAGCCAGGACAAGTATTTCGATGGGCAGATTCTTTCTGCTCACACATGGTACAAAATAATGCGCCCCGCATTGCCCCCTATTCACCTGATATTCAAGTTTACGTAGACGCACCTATAAATCACTTAGTCCCAATTAAAGCCTATATCGGCCAACCTCTGTATAAAGAAGATGGGTCCCTTTTTGGCACTCTCTGTGCAATCGATCCTGAACCTCAATCTAAAAATCTGGTCGAGGAAGCTCCATTATTTGAGCTGCTAGCACAAGTGCTTAGCTATAATATTCAAGCTGAATTAAAAGCCGCTGAGTACATACGTAAAGCTGAACGGTTTGAAATGGAGGCATTGTCCGATCCGATGACTGGCCTTTTTAACCGTCGTGCTTGGGACCAGTTAATTGAATTAGAAGAAAAGCGCTGCAAACGATATGGTCACCCTGTTGTTATTCTTATGATTGATCTTAATGACCTCAAGATCACCAATGATACTTTGGGGCATGCTGCAGGTGATGAACTCATTCAAAGAATGGCTTTAACCCTCAAAAACACTGTACGCAATAATGATATTGTCGCTCGTCTAGGTGGTGATGAATTTGCTGTACTTAGTATTGAAACCAGCCGAGAAAATGCGGATAAACTTGCAACCAGAATTCAAACTGCTATTGCAAAAGCTGGCATTAGTGCTGCAATTGGTTTTGCAATGCGAAATCCCACATACGGTCTATCAGCAGCTATCATAGAGGCAGATGAAAAAATGTATCAGGATAAAGCCCTAAGCAAATCACCTGAGACTAATTAATAAAAAATGCGAACCCGACGCGGCTCTTGGATCGGGTGGAGAGAAATATGCCTTCAATTGAAGAAAAACGCCTAGCTATTGAGATGGCAGATAAAATCATACAAACGCGTATCAACCTTAAAAACCCTGCTTACTATAAACAGAATAACCAAGCAGGTGATATCACGTACTGGAAAGAGGTTTATGAAGAGTGCTTGAGGGTAGTATCACCCAATGACCTAAATAAGAATTAATTTTTTACAGCCATATTTTTAGTGAGCAGCTCAAAATCGCTCTGAGTAAATTTTACCCGGTCAAAAACAAAAGATTCAGCAATTTGTATATATTCCTGTATCAACACTGGATCATGCATACCAGAGGATACATATGTTTGATATAAATTCGCTCGAAATTCTTCTCTAGTCATCTCAATAAACTCCATCCAACCCACCCTGTGTGGGTTTTCGTTTACCTATTACACTAAGTTTATACCTATTTTAAACTATTTTCACCTTCGGTTTAATTTTATCTTGATTTTATTTTATACCTTTGGTTTAATTATCCTCATAGACAACAAAAAACCTCAGCGTGCTGCGAACCACCTGAGGCATGACCCACAACTTAACTGTGAGTGAAATTATTATGAACAAAAACCCAATTCAAAGCAACTTGCCGGAATTCAATGCTTCACCCATGACTTCCGAAAAGCTGTATCAGCACCCAGTGCCTTCACCTAAGCCACATTGGTTGAGCAACTTCTCTGCTCTATTGCTCCTTATCTCTATCTTCATTGGTCTAGCTGCGATGTTTACCTATGCTGCGGATCAGGAAGCTGCTTATCAAGCAGAAGCGATTGCTAAGGCCGTTGGGGGTGCAAAATGATTTTAAATTCTGCTGATCAAATTTTTGAAGCACTCCTGAATGGCCAATCGGTCTACTGGTGTGAGTGTGGCTCTGATGACTGGTCTCCTTTAAATGATCGAACTCAAATTAATTTTGTGGACCTTTACACTGGTTTCCTGCAATTCAAAGCAGATGAGCTACCTGTAATTCCAATGCCGGTAGAATTTGGCTCAACTCATCGTTATTTCTCTGAATACATCAAGACCTTTGAAGGACTTGAAATCTATCGAGTGGGTAAAACTCGGGCCAGCTATTTTGCTCTACGTGTCAAAAGCTCAGGAACTATTTCCGACTATTTCTGCAATACGCAGATCTACTCCATTCAGCCGGATGGCTCATTGAGGAAGATGGATAAATCCCTTACTCCAAAATGGATTTTAGATGGGTTGGAAAATGCGCGTGTTGCTATGCGAAAGAACAAGCGTCATCAAGTTTTAGAAAGTACCGGCTTCTTTGCATCGGAAGACTATAAGAACTTTAAGCGTAATAACCGTCCTGCAGGAGCACGTTGAGATGGCGATTAATATTATTCCAGCGAATCAAGCGCTGCTAGTTCAGGCAATTATTGTTTACCTGTATGCAGATCCAGGCTTGGGTAAAACCTCTATCGGCTTTACTGGTGATAAGGCTATTTCATTCGACTTTGACAAGGGTTCCCACCGTACTGGTGAACTTCGTCGCGGTGCTGTAGTTCAGGCTCACCAGTGGTCTGATGTTGCAAACCTCACAATGGCTGATCTTGAACCATATAACACCATTGTGATTGATACCGTCGGTGCAATGCTTGAAAGCATCAAAACACATTTAATGCTGAATGCGACCAACAAACAAAAAGATGGATCGTTAAAGCTTAAAGCCCAGGGCTTGGCCAACAACATCTTTAAGCAGTACGTGAATACTCTGATCGCATCTGGAAAGGATGTGGTGTTTATCGCCCACGCCTCTGAAGATCAAAGCGGTGACCAAGTAATTTATCGCCCGGATCTTGGTGGTAAGAACCGAAATGAGTTATATCGCATTGCTGACATCATGGGCTATTTGACCACAGTCACCACTGGTGAAGGTAAGAATGCCCGGGTGATTAGTTTTAAGCCTTGCCCTACCCATCACGCGAAGAATGCAGGTGGCTTAGGTGGTGAGACTGGCGAAGTATGGGTGCCGGATCTAAAGACCAGTCCTACATTTCTGGCCGATCTTATCAAGCAAGCTAAGGACCATATCAACACTCTGACACCTGATCAGCTAGCCGCAATCAAGGCTCAAGAAGATCTAGAAAACTGGGTTCAAAGCTGTGGTGAGGCCCAGTATGCGAGTGATCTAAATCAGCTCACTCAGTCCCTTGAAGACACTCATCTGTATTACAAGAATATGCGTGCCGAGCTGGTTCGTCGTGCTCTGGAAATGAAGTGCATATTCGATAGACAGCGCAATGCATGGACAGATCCACCAGAGTTTAATGGCATTTCTGATGAGCAGCTTGCCGATCTACAGGACTTTATCGATACCTGTGGGCTTGATGCAAAAACAGTGTGTGAACACTTGGGGCTTGATGCTCTCAACCAGATAGAAGCTTCCAAATTTGAAGCTGTAAAAAATGACATAGAACAATTGGCGAAGGGAGCAATGACAGCATGAAAATTCTAAATAGCAAAGAAGCTTTTGAAGCAATGATGGCTGGCCGAAATATCATGTGCCGCGCTGCTGGCGAGTTAATGGATTTTGATGATCTGTCTCAGTTCCCTGCTACGATTTTCGCTATGCCAGGCTATGAGTTCTGCATCAAGGTCGAAACCATGGAGCTGGCTGGTATTACGTTTACCAAGCCTTTGACTCTTGATGATGTCGTGGAAGGTCAGGAAATCTTTATTATTCATCCTGACCATATCTCACAGGTTAAATACAGCAAACAGTGCATGGAGTATTTCAAAGCTGTCGACAATGGTTTTGCTCAGGCGGATAAAGAAAATGCCGAATTACAATTAGTGGCAATGGGTGAGCTATTTGGTCGAATTATTGTCTATCCTCCAACTATAGACAATACAGGCCAACCCAAAAAGAGACGCTCAACCAAAGCTAAGAATGAGACTGAACAGGCTGGCATACCAGCTGGTTCAGGTGATGCTGTACCAGATATTGAAAAACAGCCTGAGCCAGAGGTAATTCAGCCTATTGTGGCCATAGAGCAAGAAGCCACTATTAATACTGAAACTCCAGTTACAGAAATTGAAGCGGATTCAGTTGAAACCGACCGGGTAAAGCTTGTTGAAAAGTTCACTACACAAATTGATCAGTTTACTAAGGAGGATGACGTTCTTTCATTCCGTCACGTATTTCTGGCCAATAGACACTTAGATCAAAAAGATCAACAGCACTTGTGCAAGCTTACAGAAGATAAATTGCTTGAGCTGGATCCAGAGCAATACACGCCGAAGGTTGAACCTGAACCAATCGCAGATGAAGTCATTGAAGCTCAGCAACCAAGTATGTTTGATCAAATTGAAAATGCCGCACGCAAACAAGCATCAGTGGAAAGTGCTGAACATGGTAGTGCCCCTATTGATCTCTTTTACAAGAAGAAAAAACAGGTTCTGATCAATCGGATCTATGACATGGATTCAGTAGAAACTCTAGAGCGATTAGCACCAGCGATACCTGCAGCTAAATTACTTCCAGCTGATCATCAGGAGCTACTCAGTATTTATGCTCAGCGCAAAGATGCCTTGATTCAAGCTGCTGAAACTGGGGAGGCTTCATGAGTTACTCCTACTCTTCAATGACCCGCGTGCTGCTTGTGCAGCACAAAGGTCGGGTTAGAACTTACCGCAACATCAACCTATTCGGTATTGATGATTGCCTTCGAAATTTTGCGAACACCTGGGGGTACAGATGATCTTCAGAATTAAAAAGAAGCATGAAGTTGGCTTTAAGCTTTGGCTAGAAAAATTGGGTTATGCCAAAAATGAACTTGCGGATGGCAGCTCGACATTTAGCGGCAAAGGCACACGCAAGACACTGAGTTACGTGCTCTTAAAGAAAGATTTAACAGGTAATGCGGCATGTCAGGTGCTATTTCATGAATATGAAGAGCACCTGGATAACCCTGATTATTTAGATGTGAAGGTGGCGTGATGGATATTCAAGATTTTATAACTGAATTTAAGAAAACCTTTGTCTACGACTTGCTTTCTCAAACGCTTTCTGATGAACAACTATTTGAGCATGTGGTAGATAGTGATGCGGTGCTTTGGTTTAAAGAGCAAACACGCCAAATGTGGCTAATGTGGGAGAAAGCCAAAGCCCAGTCGGTGCCGAAATGGGTTTCTGTTGAAGATAGATTGCCACCTTGTGATTTTGAGTTTTGCGAAACTGGTGAGCATGTGTCAAATGTTGTGCTGATTCATAATGCAGCCACATACGGGTTCAACATGGGCATGGGGCATGTAAATGAAGATGGGGTTTGGAATGCTTATTCATGTGAACATGACTTTATGAATGTCTTGATGGTAACACACTGGATGCCTTTACCTGATGCACCACAGGAGCCAGCCAATGACTGAAATTCAATTAACAAACATTGCTGTGGCGAACTACATCATTGATGAGTTGTACAAAGAGAAGCCGTTCGATCTAATTCTCACGCCTCAACAGTATTCATCATTTTTGAATATCGTAGAGAATTCGCCTGCTGTTAGCTTTGGCTACCGATCTTGGCAAGAAGGTGAATGTATTTTAGTGGGCGTGGATGAGTCTAATGTTGATCAGATTTATCACAAGTTGAGCAGTTATATCGCAAAGCATCAAAAGCCTGCAAACAACATCGATCAGTTCATTGCAAGCGGTGAATTTGATAAGGCATTCCGTGATGTGTTTGGTTTGCCTGAGAGTGTAGTGAAGTCTTTGGGAGAAGTGTCGTGAAAGCGAATGAGTATTTCAGAAAACATGGATACAAGCATTGCAAATCGGCTTGTTTACAAAATGGATGGCTGAATACAGGATTTTGGATCCGCTTGAAAGACCTGGTCAAAAGTCATGAGGTGGTTGAACAATTTGGCGGGCTAGAGAAAGCAATGGATGCAGTAATCAATCAAGAGGCGAATAGTCGCCCTATGAGTCAATTGGCTCAAGCCATCGCAGATGTAAAAAGCTGTATGGAGGTGAATGATGGGGGCGCTTAAGTACACCATTACAGTTGAAGCTGATGTTGAGCCTCAACTTTATCTTGGACAGAGCATCTTTGGTGGGAAAATTGTTCAACTTAAGATGGAGGATTTACCCGCTTTGGTTCCAGTGTCGTGGTTGGTTGAAAAATATGGATTAACCAAAACCACAATCATCAAAAAGCTTGAGGGCTATAACCAAGGAACTGAAGGTAAGCATCTTTATGAAACCAAGGTGGCCATGATGATCCTATCAAAGCCACAAAGAAATAAACGCGGATCAAAACGGGTCAATTAGACCCGTTCAGCATCTCACTGATTTCGCTTGCTGTGGGATTATAATAAGTATTAATCAAAATACCGGCAGTCTTGTGACCGGTAATTTTCATTAGAATCTCAATCGGCACCTTTCTCAATTTAACCAATCTGGTAATCCCTTCATGTCGGGTATCATGAAAATGTAGTTCCTTGATATTCGCCTTCTTTATTCTTTTGCTAAACGTATTTTGAAAAGTGCTGCTGCTTATCTCAATTAGCTTGTCAGACCCATTATCTGGGATTAGTTTTAATAACTCTTTCGCACTATCCATCAATGGCACATCACGCGAGTGGCCATTCTTGGTGTCAGGCAGGTGAATATAGTCTTTATGGATATTCGACCTTTTAATAGAAAGAATCTCCCCTTGCCGCATAGTTGTTTCAATAGCAAAAAGAAAAGCCCAAGCGATAAAATGCTGTATCTCGGTTGGGATCTGCCCTCTCTCATAATTATGAGCTTCTAGCACCAAATCAATTTCAGCATTGCTTATGCGTCGATTTCTTGATTTTGGCTGAGATGGTTTGCTAACCATGGAGAACGGATTGCTTTCAATAAGGAAAAGCTCTTTCTGGGCATAAGTGAAGATAGCTGAAAACAAAGATATATCACGAAGCACAGTACCAACACTCACACTTTTTAGTCTTGAGTTGCGCCAGTCAGTCAGAATTTGTGGGGTAATGTCGTGCACTGACATTTCCGAGATAACAGGATAGGTATCAAGAAACTGCTTGATTGAGATTCTAATGGTTCGGCTAGATTTCTTATGCCTTCCAATTTCCTCATAGTACTTATGCATTAATGCGGAAAATGGATAATGTTGTTTGACTTCGCTTTGATTTTTATTTTGCTCAGTTTTCAATTCTAAAATTTTGAGCATGGCCCATTGGTCACATTCCTTTTCAGTATCGCGCGTAGCACTAATGCGCTTACCATTAAACATCAGTTCAATGCGGTATGATTCTCCACGTTTCCTTGCTTTTGGTAGTTTCAT